ATTGTTTATACTTTTAAATAAAGTTCTATGACAAAATTTATATTAATACTATACAGCTGTAGTTTTATGACTATGCAATGTGGTAGTGGGATGTATCTAACTAAACATGATACATGGTACGAATGTGCAAAAGATGGATATATTCAAGCACAGAAACTAATGGAAGTAGCTGATGTTAATAAAGTTAATGCTGGTAAACTAGCAATTAAATTTGAATGTCAACCTATAGAAATAGTTCTACCTAAACCAAAACCAAAAGTATAAAGTTGTACCTATAGTTTACTTCTCTCTACGATTGTAATATATAATAGTATGTTCAAATCAATACTGATTATAAGTGATACTCATATTCCTTATCATCATCCTGATTTGATACCTTTTCTTAAAGCAATTAAGAAAGAATATAAACCAGATAAGATAGTACACATTGGTGATGAAATAGACAAACATGCTATGTCGTTTCATGATTCTGATCCTGACTTACCAAGTGCAGGGGATGAGTTAAAACTGTCATTACCAGTGATTAAAGAATTAGAGAAGTTATTTCCTGATATGGATCTATTAGATTCTAATCATGGAAGTTTAGTTTATAGACGTGCTTTAAAATATGGAATACCAAAAGCATATCTTAGAAACTATAACGAGTTCCTAGAAGTAGGAAAAAGATGGAAATGGCATGATGACCTTACCTTAAAGACTCCTGGTGGGCCAGTTTATTTCTGTCATGGTAAAGTAGCTGACGTGCTTAAACTAGCACAATCTATGGGAATGAGCTGCGTTCAAGGACATTATCATAGTAGCTACAATATAAAATATTATGGCAATTCTTTAGGATTGTACTTTGGTTTACAAGTCGGTTGTTTAATAGACAAAGACTCTCTAGCTTTTAGATATAATAAAACACAAAGAGCTAGACCAATAATAGGACTAGGTATGATACTTAATGGTTTGCCCAAATTAGTACCAATGGTACTTGATAACAAAGGCAAATGGAATGGAAAAATTACCTAGAGGAATAAGAAACAAAAATCCTGGAAATATAAAATTAGGAACAGATTGGGATGGTTTAGCTGCAGAGCAAAACGATCCTATATTTTGTACCTTTGATGAAGCTGTAATGGGTATACGTGCATTAATGCGTATATTATTAACTTACAGATTTACGCACAAAAAAACTAATGTAGACTCTATCATCAGCAGATGGGCTCCACCTTCTGAAAACGATACAGAAGCATACATAGACTTTGTTTGCAAAAAAATGGATGTTAAACCATTAGACGAATTAGATAATAGCATAGAACATTATCTACCTTTGGTTAAATGTATTATCCAAATGGAAAATGGTATGCAACCTTATGATGATGAGTTGATCGTAGAAGGGATGTATAAAGCATGGGAAGGATTACCGACAGGATCCTCAGCTTCATAGAGGGTGTTGCTATTAAAATTAAAGTTTGGGCTTGGCATCATCGTGTTAATAGACGTTTTATCCAATTGAACAAACATAAAAGAAAGAAATAATATGTGGTTGAATTTATTATCTTTGGGTGTAAAGACAGCATCTCATATATATCAGAATAAACAAAAAACTAAACAATTAATGTCAGATGCTCAGCGAGTACATGCTGAACGTATGGCGAAAGGCGAACTTGAATATAAAGCGAAAGTTATTGAGAGTAATGATAATGGTTGGAAAGACGAATTTGTCCTTATTCTCGTATCTTTGCCTATTCTTTTATTGGGTTGGTCTGTGTTCTCTGACGATCCTGACATACGTAATAAATTAGATTTGTTTTTTGAATACTTTAAGAATCTACCATACTGGTATCAAGCTATATTCATTGGTGTAGTATCAGCTATTTATGGTCTTAAAGGTGCTGATATAATGAGAAAGAAATGACAGCTGAAATAGGTAAACCAAAAAAAGACAAATGTATTACTTGTAAAAACAAGATAAATGATAGGTATGTTATGTTTGATAAAGATAAATACTGTCTAAAATGTTTTTATATATCAGGCAAATCATTACCAATATTTCATGAAAATAAACGAAAACACTAATGTAGCATTACCAATTAGAAATCTTATAGGAATAGTTGCAGCTGTTGCTATGGGTGTTTGGGCATATTTTGGTATTATTGAGAAACTTAACACTCACAGTACAACACTCCAATTAATGGAGTCAGATTTAGAAAAGAACACAGAATTTAGAATTAAATGGCCAAGAGGTCAATTAGGTAGCTTACCTGCTGATAGCGAACAATTTATGCTTATAGAAGATCTATATAAACAAGTTGAAAAGCTACAAGCTACTCAAGAAATGAATATGACTAATAAAGTTAATATTGAGTTCTTGCAGAAACAAATGGAAAAAGCATTAACAGATATTGAAAAATTAAAAGACAAACAAAGGGAGTTTGCAAATGGAAATGGTTATTAGTAGTGTGGTTGCTCTTTGCATGTTCATTGGTGGTATATTACAAGAGCATAGAATACAAACATCAATGTCAGACTGCCTTAAAGGTAAGCGTCTTGCAGAAAGAGATAAAAACGTAAACGTAACTTATATGTGTGGTAAAGTAGATGCCATACTAGAAGATAATATTGATGGATCTAAATCAATTAAAAAAATAGTAGAGGATAAAAACTAAGAGTAATCTCTTTCTATAATCATTTCAAGATAATGGATAGCTTTTTCTATATCCTTACGTTTGCCCTTCTTTTGGTGACGGCATATGTATTTAATTGCATTGCCTTCGGCATATAGTATTTTATTTTCATTGATAAACAAAGCTGGTTCAATCTTCATACCTTTGTAATGATCACCATCTACTTGTTTGTTAAGTGAATTGTAAGTCATATCTTTAAATATCCCTTTATAAGTCATTAAAATCTTAATCTATAACGACCAGGTCGATACTCTCGATCTGGTTTTTGTTTTATGTAATGGTTTTTTCTTACTCTATACAGATCCATATTAATAGCTTTAGAAACTTTTTTATAAACATAATCTGGATCTAAATCTGCTAGTTTACAAACTATTCTAAAATCAAATGAGTTACTTGATAACCAAGCAAGAGCTTGATCTCTATATGCACAGTAATAAACATCATTACCTTTGTATGCAGCATCATGTATTGCTTGAGTAATTACATTAAGAAACATTCTTTGTTCAGGAGTTCTCATCAGATTTAATAACCTCGTAAGTTACTCTATCTGGTGTGATTTGACACTCTTGCCAGTTAAATGTATCTGAATCTAATTTATTAACTATTTCTTTAGCGTGATCATCTGAGTTTGCATCAACAAATATCTCAGTAGTAACAGGTTTATAAACCCATATACGAAATTTATAAATCATATATTATTTTTACGTCTACTAGCTTCTAAGGTTCTAAATAAATCTATTATTATACCTTCTTTGTCTCTTTTATTTTCAAGAGTAGACGCCTTAACTTCAGCTTGAAATAACTCGTCAACAGCGTTCTTGTAAGTTTCGCTTGCATAGAATCCTTGCTCTTTAGCAGATATGCTTTTAAGATTAGTTTCCCCAGTGATGTATAAGGCTTTTTTCCTCTTAAGAAGTCTATCCAAATACTTAACATTAGCACTTGCTTCTGCACTACCTTCGTCTGTATCTGCTAGGTATTTCAATGCATCTTCTAATCGTTTTTCTGTAATCACTTTGATTCTCCTTCATATAATTTATATATAATTGTCTTACCCAATCATCTCTACCATATGTATCAATACCTATCAACTCGATTTCGAGTTTGAACAAATAATAACTGTTTTTCATTTTTCATAATAATTAGTAGGGGCAAAGCCTGGATCTTAACTTCACCCCTATACACGTTAACTAACTTTAGGGAGATGACGTGTTCGGTTAAAATGGTGCATCATCTGGCAGATCTTCTACATCCATCTTGGCTTGTAGTATCTTACGCACATAACCATCAATCTCATCAAAGTTTACATCTTTGCCTGATTGAATAGCTGCAGCCAGAAGATTACTCATTGTTAATCTGTATTTTTCTTTCCATTGAGCATGTGGATCTTTTGTTGGAACAGATGTTGCAGCACCATTAGGCACTGCTACCTCACCATCCAATAACTCAATAGAGTTTGCTGTTTGATACTGTTTACCTGTTTTACTAGTTCTTACAGGTAATGCTTCGATCTTAAGTCTAGCACCTTTCTGCCAACGACTTGCTCCAAGAGCTTCGCCATAGACAGTCATATCAGTACCATCATCTTTGGTAACGTATACTGTAACGCCACCATTATCTTTTTCAAAAGCTCTTTTAAACGAGCATTCAAATGTTTCAGTTTCCATATTTCTCCTATTTATCTGATTTATTATTTTACCTAGTTTTTGCATAATTACTTATACACTATTGTAAACATTCTGACCATAGTTTTTCAGCGAAATCCACAGATCCTTTAGATCCTTTCCATCTGAAATTGTCCAATGTCAAAGGGAACATTCGGACAATGTCCTCTTTTGTTGGAGCTATCTTCAGTATATGTTCAATATGTTTCATAGCATTAATCATAGGCTTTAGTTCATCTCTACCTACCATATCAACACAATACTGATCTGTTGGTGAACAATACAATAACATAGTTTCTTTGCCAAAAACCTCACGATATAGACATTGTTGTCTTACATCTGCAGGTTTAGGATACCATTTGGCATCAACCTTACCTGACTTTAATCTTCTAATATATGCAGTAGCCTTTGTATCAACTATTACATCTTTGAACTCAAAGTCAGTTTTGCAAATAATATCATAATCAAGACCCCATTTCTTACCAGGTACTTGAAGTTCATTTTGCCAAGATACTACATCACCAAACTGTGGTAGTTCTTGAACAAACTTATTTGCAATAATTGCAGACCAATCACATTCATCTTCATCACCATTAATTCCATCATGCTCAAGGTATTTCTTTTGAGCAAATTCTGTGATAGTATTTTCATCAGTGATTTGGTTTTGTAACGCATGATTAGCTGCATCCTCAGCTGCTAATCCCATTACCATTCTTGCATTCGGCCCAGAATCAAAATCATACAACTCATTGATAATCCAGAAAGCTGGACTGTCAATAAACGTATTTGTTTTGGAGGCAGAATGTCGATACTCAATTTTCATAATCATCTCCTTATGGTTTATAATATACAAAAGTATTTAGCTTTAACCTTTAACATATCGATAGATATATTAAAAGGTAAAAAAACACCAAGATGTGAATTAGATTACAAAGTATATAATCTATCAATCTTGTTATGTTGGTTTTTACACCCTACACAAGTGTATGGGAGTAAAAGCCTTATTGCTCGACATCATAGATGTTCTAAGAATAGAGTCTATCGACTTAGTAGATTTTATTTAAAAAACGAAAACTTTAAATCTTTTGTTGATAAACACAAAGAAGATTATAGAAACAATTATGCGTCAAATTGAAAAACCAGAACTTATTTCTACAATTAGAGATAAGAAAAAAGTTTGGTTAAACATAAGAGAATCTCGTCTTATGTATATGTTTCATAGAAAACTAATATCCATAGAAGAATATGAAGCAGGATCTAGATATAGATTAGCTTGTGAACTTATGGGTGGTGGTACTGGTAACGTCATGAAAGAACGTGTTGATGGATCCAGTACAGATTTTATTACATCATCATTAGGTGCAGCTCTTTCTGTTAAAGATTGTGATGATGAAATTGGTCCACAACTTGCTGAATGCATGAAGTTATTCTGTTGGTTTAATTATGGAATAATTGAAATTGCTAAAATTCTAGGATTGACAGAACGTAAAGCATCCAATAGAACACATGAAGGATTATCAAGATTAGCAATTTATTATGGGTATAAAAAAGTGCATAACACTATCAAAGGACAAGGAACTAAGAATAAAAGACAAAAAGTATCTAAAGTGGGTAGCTTCTAATCCTTGTATTATCTGTCAACAATATGGTTGTAACGCCCATCATATTACATATGCTATGGAACGTGGTATTGGTCAGAAAGTTGGAGACCAATTTACAATACCATTATGTGTGAAACATCACCATCAATTACATAATTGTATGATGTCAGAACGTCAATTTTGGGAAAAAATAGACATAGATCCCATACCAATTTGTGCTGAATTTTATAGCCATTTTAAGAATATGTGGGGTGGAGCCTTCTTTTATGATGATTCTATGCTATGGATTAAGGTATATAACAAACTTGTACCTAAAATTAAGAAACATATTGATTTTCTGCTGCAACCCAAATAAATAATATAGTTATCCTCGCTAGAGGTATGTTTATTATGAGCAAAATTTACAAGTTTCCAAAATCAAAAAGAAATTATTCTGAAACATTTATCAATAACGTCAAGCCAGATGTTATTGGTGACTTCATTAAAGATCAACATCCACATCTTACTGTAAGAGCTGCTGATGCTATGGCTCTAGCTATGATATACAGTACATATTTAGATCTAGTTATCAATGAAGAAAACATTTCTAAGTATCCTTCAATACAAGATATTGAAGATTATATCTGGGTAGCTCATGACAAAAAGAAGTTACACTAAAAAGAAAAAGTCTATCAAAGACAAAGACTCTAATGACATACCCTACACTAAAGTTCGTGTTGAATGGGTAGACTGTGTAAGTGATTCAGGTTGGGCATCAGAAAAAGAATTTAAAAATATGAAACTGGCAACACCAGTTAATGAAGGATGGATCTTCTCTAAAGATCGTAAATCAATAAAGTTATTTGCTAGTTACGATAAAGAAGATGATGGTACAATAACCTTTGGTGATCGTACTATGATACCTAAATCTTGGATTGTAAAAATTACAGAAATTTAATAGGGGTTAAATCTACTGTGCCAATCGGCCAATTACGCATTAACCCCTAATTCAAAAAGCCACCCACCTAGTCTCCCAGATGGGTGATTGTAGTTGTTTAGCTTTAGACTTAACTAGTATAATCTAAATACAGGTCACTAACTTACCTATTCTACGTCTAGAATACTTAAATACCTTTTTCGGCGTATGCATCATTGATTGCATCTTTATCGCCATTAATTTTTTCAGGATAGTTTAATCTTTCTAATAAGTCTTTAGAAGATTTTAGTTCAGCTTTAACATGATCTTTAGCATGTTCTAATACTTTAACAAGCTCTGGAAAATTTCCATAAAATATTCCATAGATTGATAAATCATTAATCGCTGACGTTACTCTGTTTAGTCCTCGTATTCTTTTTTCTATCCTTAGTATCTCGCTGTCTGGCGTTATCATTTTCAAACTCCTTTATTATTTTTCTTAGTTTATCAATCTCTAATTGCTTAGTAGCAACCAAAGCTCTTAACTGATCTTCTCTACTCATTTAGCCTCCTGTATAAACATTTTACATCTATTAATATCTTCTTGGTATTCTTTACACCATTTCTGCAATATCAATGAATGTTCATCTTTTAAATACGCAGACTTTATAGCACCATCTAAAATAGTCAATGCTTCCATAGCATCATCCATTTCATTTTGTACTTTTTCAATCTCATGAGCTTTTGCTTTATTTCTAGATTGAACTTCTTGTATTATTTCATCTTGAACTGTCATTACATACCCTCTTGTTTAGATTTATTTAATCTATCATTATGTTCTTCCTCAATAGCAGTTTTAAGTTTATCATATTTCAACTCAGCTAATTGAGTTTGCTCTTGTGCATAATCTAGCTGTTTACGAAGATCTAATACTTGATTACATTTTAATTTTAGTTTAGCTCTTAATTCATCAACTAGATTACGACAGTCGTCTATT